CGCCAACTCAACAATTTAAAATAGCTAGGCAACGTTGTTTGTTGCCAGCTATTTTGTTGAGTTGAACGGGGGGTGAACCCTAGGTTAACAGCAGGTTAATTCTTAATTCATCTGCCGTTCATCAAACTAATACCTATTGTTTAGGTGTAATCCTGTAAGTTAGTAAGTGAGGCAAACCAAGAGAGTTTGCCCAAAATAGAAAGAGAACCAAGTGAGAGTAGAAACTAACATCCTGCTAAATGATAGCAGACACACTGGAAACGCTGACATTAGCCTAACCATTCGCAACCTCTATCACCTAGAGGACGGGCTAGTTCAGCCGTCAGCAGTTCAGGTTGAGATTACCCGTGAAGCGGCTAGAACTCTAATTGCTAACCTCCAGCAAGTTCTTATGATGTCAAGTGAAACTGATTACCTCATCCACAGCCACGGGGCAATTAGAGTTGAGGGCGTATCTTACGACAGCATTGAGGACTACCAGAACGGCGTGCCAGCAGAGGACTAAAGTTCAGCCAGAGTTCACCTGCTGTTCAGAGATGAACAGTGGGTGAACTTTGCGCCAACTCAACAAATTAGCTAATTAGCCGCCGGTGTAACCTTAGATCGGCTAATTAGCTAATTTGTTGAGTTGGCAGGCTTATTCACCTAGTGTTCACCTAACATCAACCTAGCGTTTAGCTAACACGCTTGGCGTGGTGTATTGTAGTAAGTGAAGCAAGGCACAGAGGACTTGCTCACAAGAGAGAGTAGTAATTATGTTAGTAGAAACAAAAAGAGAACAAGTATTCCAAATTAGCCCAAGCGTGAGAGTTGTTGCTGATTATGAAGAGGACTATGACACTATCGATCAGGTTGCTCGCAATATTGGCTTAGGCGTTCAGACACTCCACGCTCCAAACAACTTCACCCGTTATTCCACTGATGATGACGCCAAGACTGAAATTGAGGAAATTGTTTCGGACGGCACTCTAATTGAGGACGCCGTTAGCGATTACTTCACAGGCGAGGGTATTCCGTTCCTTATCTATGGACTAAAGGGATTTAGTCAAGGCGAATGGCACACAATGGTTATCTATGACTTGAGAAAGGAATGGAATGCTAAGGGATTAGAGTCTGTCGCTGAGGATTTTGACGCTAGGTTCGCTGGTGAGGTTTATCGGGTTAGCGTAGAATACGCTAAGGTATTTACTGCCAATGACGGCGAAACTAGAACTGAGTGGATTACTGATGAAGATTTCGGTTATTCTGAGGTTGTAGAAAAGTTATTCACGCTAAACGCTGATTGGATAAAAGACGCATACGGCTTCGAGGTATTGCTCGAGGTCGAGGGATAAGTTTCTCTCTCAAGAAAAGGACTCCCCTGCCGAAACTGGCAGGGGAGTTTTCTTATGCCAACTCAACAAAGCCACAAAGCCATACTTACCTAGATCGGTGTATGGCTTTGTGGCTTTGTTGAGTTGGAGCGATCTGTTCACTTGCTGTTCATTTGACATTCACCTCGTCGCTACCTAGTAAGTCCCCCTAGGGGTGTAGAGTTAGAGAGTAGTCAAAGGGGCTACAAATTGAGAGAAAGAGAACTACAAAATGGCACTTTATACACCAGAGCAGTTTAAGGCAGAAATCTTAGCTGATAAAGAATACCTATTGGAGCAGACTTATCCACAAGACTTGGCAGGTGAATACGCCGATAGTGGCGTGCCAGTGTGGCACAGTGAAATCCTAGACGAGTGGCGCTCATTACCTACTGAGTATCTAAATAGGTTTAATGAAATGACCGACACTCTGCCAGACAGCATTTATACCCTAATGCACCTTGACCTCTGGATTTATTACCAAGAACACTATTACACCGAAATTGAGGCGTTAGTTAAGGAGCGTGATGAGCAGGAGCGTATCAAAGAAACTCAACGCTCTCACACCCTCACAGCCGAGGAGTTCTTCGGCGAGGACTAAATAGACTTGGTGAGGTTTCCATTCATCCCCTCGCCAACACCGCCCCCCTGCTAAATCTAGGAGCAGGGGGGCTTTTTCTTGCCAACTCAACAAACAACAGCCAGCCAAAGCTATATAAAAGCTGGCTGGCTGTTGTTTGTTGAGTTGGGGCGATCTGTTCATCTGTTGTTCATCTGGCTTTTACCTGACGGCTACCTGTGGGCGTGCCCTATACCCTAGTATTAGAGAGTAGTCAAAAGGCTACATAAATGAGAAACGAAAGAGAGAACCAAATGGCATTTTACAAAATCAAAGCCCTCTATGAATACGAGGGTGTAGTAGAAGGCAACACACAAGAAGAGGCAGAGAAGGCGTTTTTGTCTGACCTGAACTCTTACTACTCTGGCACCGAGTCTATCGACTTCGAAGAGGTCTGTGGAGGTTGCGAACGAGAACTAGACCTAGACGGCTCTTGCTTTGAGTGTCGTGAAGAAAAATGTGATGAGTGTGGCGAACCTCACGACGAGCCAGACAACACCAATAACACCATTATCGAGGATGAGGAGAACTAATGAGCGTTTGTGTATTTGACGGAACACACACCGAGCAAGCAGTATGCCCAACCTGTAACGACTACAAAGGCTTAGAACCTATTGAGCCGATTAGGATACAGGGTTTCACCAGCCTAGACCAAGCGTTACGAGATGCTATGGGTCTAATGGAAGAAGCCAGAGAAGCCTTTGGCGAAAATGAGGAGGAAAACTAATGGAAATCAAGTTTATTGACGAAAGCCTAGTTCCAAAAAAAGGCAGAGCAGGAAGCACTATTAGAAACATTGAGCCGTTTCTAACAGAACTTACAAAACACCCGAACCAATGGGCTATTTACAATAACCCTGTAAAGCGAACCGAAATAACTTATTTACGCAGAAAGTTTCCTAAGTATACTTTTGTTCATACAGAAAAAACAGAAACTTTGTATGTGCTTTACATACTAAACAACGAAACAAACTTAGAGTAGGTTCTCTCATTTCCCTACTCTAACCACAGCCCCAGAGCGACCCCCCTTTCGCTCTGGGGCTTTTTTATGCCAACTCAACAAATAGCCAACAGCCATACTAATCCTGATCGGATGTATGGCTGTTGGCTATTTGTTGAGTTGGCTGCTTTGTTCACCTAACGTTCATTTGCCATTTACTCACCGGCTACCTTGTCTGGTCGCCTGTGGTATAGAGTGAGTATGTAGCCAAAAGGGCTACCTAAAAGAAAGAGAGAACCAATGGAAAATCTATTCGGCGAGAGTGTAATCAACACCGAAGCAATAGAGAAACTAACCGACGAGCAGGTAGATACTGTGCTTGCTATTCTAGAAAAGGCAGGATACTAATGAGCGAGGTAATCACTGTAAGCGTAGAGGTTTCGCTTGATGATTTGTGGGAAGGTATCTGGGGCTGTGATGGCGCAGGTATTACCTACTGGGCGAGTAAAATCCGTAAGCCTGATGGTAGCAAGATTAGCCTTTGGCACTTGCCAGACTACGAGCCTAACCCACAGGACTTTAAGTTGTATGACGAGGAAGAAGACAAGTGGCACACCGTTACGCTAGCGCAACTAGCAAAGGGATACCAGTTGGCTCTAAACGCAGGGCAGAAGCACTGTGGCACTTACTCCCTAGACATTGAGGACGCTGACGCTTGCTTTGGCGATATGGTTATCCAGTATGCGATTTTCGGTGAACTGACTTACGGATAAACCGGCAAAGACCAGCCCCCTAGCAACCTGACTTGCTAGGGGGTTTTTGCCAACTCAACAAAAGCCATTTAGCCATAACACCCACTAGATAAGAGGGTTGGCTAAATGGCTTTTGTTGAGTTGGCTTGATCCGTTTACCTAATATTAACCTGACATTCATCAGCTCGCTACCTAATAAGTCATTAGGTGGCATTAGTATAAGAGAGTAGCCAAAGGGGCTACACCAAACAGAAAGAGAGAACCAGCAAATGGCACTTTGGACAGAAACAGAAATCAACCAAGAAATCTGGGATAACCGAGAGTGGATTTTAGGGCGACCTTATCCCGAGGACATCGCTCACGAATACGCCGACGGAGCAGTTCCAGTTTATACGGCTAACATTCAATTAGACTGGGCTAGCCTAGACTTTGAGTATCAAAACAGGTGGAAAGAGTTTGGCTATGACAGTGCCGAAACAATAGAGGATTTACAAAAGGTTGATTTATACGCCTTTTACTATGACCTATACTCAGGGGCTATTAGTGAGTTAGTGAACGAAAAACAGTTCATAGACGGCGAGTGGGTAGAGGTAGAGCCAGAGGCTCACCAGCCTAGTTAGACTTATCGGGTGTGTTGGTGTCTAGCCCGATAATACCAGCCCCCCAGCGAACTCCCAAGGTTCTCGCTGGGGGGTTTTTTCGTGCCAACTCAACAAAGCCCAAAGCCCGAAGCCCCTAATAAAGATCGGGCTTTGGGCTTTGTTGAGTTGGGAGATCCGTTTACCTGTTGTTCACAAAAGCTTTACTTAGAGTTTGCCTCTAGGATTTGGGTTTTGCCACCCCCAACTGCCATAATAGTAATACATAGCAATACACAACCTACAGAAAGAGAGATTACTATGTATGAGAACCAAGAGAACCAAGAACCAAAGCCAGAACTAACTGTTGAGGAAAAACTCGCAGAGGCAGGTCTGACCGAACTAGCAACAACACCAGTAAAGCCACTAGCAGATGTCTTAGACCTAGAAGTAAAGTTCTATGGCTACATAGATAACGGCTGGGTAACTGGGGGCGACAAGGTAACTATTCGCCACGAACTCACTCACCTACACAAAAACCTAAAAAGCTTAGAAACCGAAAAGCAAGAGTGGTATGTGAAGTGGCAGGAACTAATCAGGAAAGTCACCAAACTTGAGACATTTCTTGACGACAACTGGAACGACATTGACGAGGAAGTTCGTGACGAACTATGCGAAATCTTTGACATTGAGGCAGAAGTCACTAAGACAGTAAACATTACCATTACTGGCTCACTAGAGGTAACAGCCCCTAGAGGTTATGACTGGGACGACATTGAGAGCGACCTAAACATTACAGCCGAAGCTACCGTTACCAACAGCGACCTTGACGAGGCTGGTTACGGATTTGACATTTCCGACACAGAGGTAGAGGTAGACTAACCAACAGACTTGAGGGGCTGGTTCTCCCAGCCCAGCCCCTCAACCCAAGCCAGACTGGTTCTCTGGCATAAAAGCCCCCTAGCGTTTCATTCATCACGCTAGGGGGCTTTCCCAACTCAACAATTTAGCCATTTAGCCATCTTCTCCGGATCGTCGGATGGCTAAATGGCTAAATTGTTGAGTTGGCAGGGCTGTTCACCTGTTGTTCATCTAATGTTTACCTGGAATACACGCAGGAGAGTTGCTATTTAGAGAGAGATAGGTATAAACTCGTATTACAATTCACAGAAAGGAATTGAGAGATGAAGGTAAAAGACCTAATCGCACAGATACTAAAAGACAATGCTCTAGATGATGAAATCATTGTGGAGTATTGGGACAAGACCTACTTTGTAGATACAGGCTTAGATAGAGCAGATGTAGAGAGAGTATGGTCAGAGTTCATTGGAGAGGCACAGCAAACACTATCAGGTCACATTGAGTTCACCCAGACTGGGTATGAACTTGCTGATGACCTAGAGTTCCTTATCAAACAGAAAGAGGAGAACGACTAATGGCACGCTGGACTAAATGTAACCATTGTGGATTTATAGTGGATAACTATTCTGACACAGCCGAACAAGACTGGAATAACCACACTTGTATTGAGGAGAACGACTAATGCCGAATTGGGCTAGCAGTAAAGTCACTATCGTTGGTGACTACGATACAGTAATGGCAATAAAGGATAGGCTTGCTAAGCCTTATACTACACCTTGGGCTGGAGAAACTAACTGGAAAGGCGAACCTACCCCAGCCGAGCAGGTTGAGGGAGTATTCTTGCTATGGAACATAGTAAAGCCTAGTAACCTTGATACCTACCTAGAGAGGGGTAAGAAAGCCTTTGACAGCATTGTAAAGGCTGACCCTGACTTGGTAGAGATAGACAAGGCTGATAAGACCAGCACGCCTTTTGACGCTAATCAGGCTCTCGTCAAGATACTAGAGGAACGCAAGACCAGCGACGACTGGTATAACTGGAACTGCCGTAACTGGGGAACTAAGTGGGAGATAACAGACGAAGCCTCTATTGTCTATGAAATGCCTACTATTCTCGCAGGTGAGATGGGCGATACTGACCCAGATACTATGCCAGTTTCTCTAGAGATTACCTATCACCTAGAAAGTGCGTGGTCACCACCAGTAGAGGCATTAGACCACTTGGCTAGCCAATACCCCGACATCACTATAAACCTGTCCAGTATTGACGAAAGCGACTGCTTTGCTTATGAGGCTCAATGGCTAGACGGCGATAAGTTCTATGAGAACGAGCCTGAAATCACCCACGCTTTAGGTATGGATTTGCGTGGTTACTGTAACTTGGAGTGCTGTAATGAGTAAGCACAGATACAACCCAAGCCCACGCCACATAGCAATAAGGCTACTAAGTAAAGCCATTATTGCCCTATCCCGACTACAAGCACGACTAATTACAATGAGGAGTAAATAATGGAATACCCGAAGTATGACCCAAATGAGCCAGCCGAAACTCGTTATGAGAAAATACAAGCCTATTACGACTGGAACACCCAAGAACGCAAGCGTAAGCAACAACTAATAGAGGCTAGATACAAGAGCCTAGGGTATAAGTCCCTAGCCGACTTTTGTAGGCGTAATAACTTTGGCGTAACTGCTGGAACTGTAGGCAATTACCTCAAGGGAAACGGCACAATGCCTTTGTATTTCTTGCCTAAACTGTGTTATGCTCTACTAATGACCCCTAATGAATTACTCGCCTTGCTAGGTATCTATGACCCTAGTAAGATGAAACTAGATAACAATGGGTAGTTATACTGGTAAGAAGTGTTTTGTCTGTAAAACACAACTTACAGACCCAACTGTAGCCCCAACTGCTCTATGTATTACCTGTGCCACCGACTTTCTGAAGTGGTATAGACAAGGCAAACATAAGAATTAGCAGGTGATTTGTCCCACCTCGCTATAGGCTGGTCTTTTTCCCCTTTCTGTGACCAGCCCAAAGCCCCCAAGCCCCCTCTCTGGCTTGGGGGCTTTCGCATACCCGAAATTGTTGAGTTGGTAGCCTTTTAGCCTTAGCCGTGCCGTGCGTGCTCGCTACGCTCAATCGCATAGTTAAGGCTAAAAGGCTACCAACGCAACAAAACGCTTACCACACCAAAGTAAACAGCTGGTTAACAGAGAGAGAACGGCCGGTTAATCTTGGTTATAACGATTTCATAACAGAGAGAGATACCCTATTGACTATAGAGAGAGAGTATGCTATGAGCCGAATAGAGAGATTATAACGATTTCGTTATAATCCTTGCTAAATAGCCGAAACTGTGGTAATGGCTAGGCTACTGCCTAGCAATACAGAAAGAGAGGCAGGGGTAAGCCCAGATGTGGGCTACCTTGCGAACTTGGTTAGTTACTAGCCTGTTGGTTAGTTACTAGCCTGTTAGTCACTAGGGCTACACCTATCCCTTACTCTCTATTAGTTCTCTCTCTATGAGGTAGAAACAAAGAAATAAGCAAAGCCCCGTAATTTCTATCGGCTGCCGATACTTTATAGGCAAAGATGAACAATAGGTTAATAAATGCTTATTTAGGTTTATGGCTCTAGGAAATGTCGTGCCTATCGCATAAACTCGGAGAGAGAGGTCAGGCAAGAGGTCTGCCCCACAACTAACAGAAAGTATCAAATCTTATGAGTATTGCCCTTATGGTATCTACCCCAGTAACAGACGGAAAGGAACAGACCCTAATTGTTCCAACCGAGAGTGAGGTCTTAGTATTTCACCGAGTATCTAACGGACAGCGTGGCAGAGGTCAGGCTTGGCACAAGGTCACAGATGTAACTACCTTGCCCCAGACTGTCGCACAGAACCTACCTGTCGCAGTTGCTATCAACAGCACAGATGTATTTAATGCCAAATACGGAAATGTAACAGCCCTATCAAGTAGGCTTACCAACCTTACTGGTGACTATGTGTATAACCCAGAAAAAAATGCCAAAGCACATCAGGTTTGGATTACAGAACTAACCGACAGACTAATCGCTGGTGACCAGAGCCTATCTAACTATGTGTCTGATAATCGCAGAACCAACCCTGTAACCATTAACCCGATTACCCCAGTTGAGGTTGAGGCAGACGAGGAGTTGGCTGTCGCTTTCGTTCCTGTAATGACTGCCCCGACAACACCAGCCCCAGTACCAACTATGGCAAGACCACAGGCACAAATGGAAATGGCAAGCGTGCCAGATATTTCTTGGGCTAAGCGTTACCTAAATCGCAAAATTACCAAGACCAGAACGGACTTTGAGATGTTGGACATCATCAAGGCAAATAACCAGAACCTACTAATCAGAGGTCACGCTGGGTCAGGTAAGACTATGTGTGTTATCGCTTGGGCAAGTTCTAGGGGCTATCGCTACTACAACATCTCTAGCAACATTGGACTAGAGCCGAGCCACCTATTCGGTATGTGGATACCGACAGAACAGGCTGGCGTGTTTAAGTGGCAAGACGGACCTGTTACAGACCTAGTTCGTAATGGTGGCGTATTGCTATTAAACGAAATAGATTTTATGCCAGAGCGAGTTACAACAGTTCTGTTCGGTCTGCTAGACGATAGACGAGAAATCCAACTGCTAGAAAATGGTGGTGAGGTAATCAAGGCTCACCCAGACCTAGTTGTTATCGGTGACCACAACCCTAACTATCGTGGCTCTCGCCCAATGAACCAAGCGTGGAAAGATAGGTTTGCCCACAAGTGGGAGTTTGGTTACGATAAGGCTATTGAGAAAAAACTTATCGGAAACGCTACCTTGCTAGAGGTTGCTAATCAGTTGCGAGAACAGCACGAACGAGGCGAGATAGATACCCCTATCTCTACCAGAGGTCTTGAGGCTTTTGTTAAAAATGTAAAGAACATAGACCTTGAGTATGCGACAGAAACCTATTTAAACTCGTTCTCTGATGATGAACGAGAGGCTGTTAAATTGGTCTTTGATACTGCTAAGGCTGGTATTGCTAGTGGCTTTGGTATCGCTGTTGATGTTTCACTTGAGGCAGACGAGGTGGCTAACTAATGCCTAAGCCAAAGATTACAAGACAGTCCGTAGAAAGCATTAGCGTTGGCAAGGGTTTCTATGAGTGGCTCAATGAAAACGGCTACAAAGCCCAAGACTGGGCTAGAGATGACGATACTGTTAAGCGAGTTGCCAAAGAAACTGGTAGAACAGAAAACGAAATCTATAACGAACGCTTACATTTATCTATGGAAATCCAAGAGGAGTATGACCTCTACCTAGACGGCGAGAAAGACAGGGCTAGTGGTGGTATCACCTCTCGCAACAACACGCTAGATAGCGTGGTGTCTGTCTATCAACGAGCCGACAGGATTTTAACTGGTCTAAATGTTCTAGTGTCTGTTAGCGAAACAGAGGTAGCCCCTGCCTACAATGACGGCAAAGATATCGTGTTCTCTGGCAAGTTGATTAAGGAACTTGACGAAAACACAGTCCTATCTTTACAGGGTCTTAACTATCACGAACTCGGTCACCTGCTATTTACACCTCGCATTGGTACAGCGTTGGG